CTCGCGCTGGGCCTGTGGCACCCGTCAACTTGCGGAGCGCGTGGCCTGGCGACACGCCTCATCACAGAGGAACCTATTATGAGTGTCACGAAATACGCGATTACCCTGACCGGCGAGTCTCCGCTGCTGATGCACGCCGACGATCTGAAGTGGCGGTCGGAACTGGACCGCTGGCTGGCGAACCCCGAAAACAAACGCCTGAGCAAAGCCGGGGATGACCGGACCCCCGCGTGGAAGTGGCTGGGCTACTGCTATCACGATGGGGTCCGGCTGGGGATGCCCGCCGACAACCTGATGACGCTGCTGCGCGAAGGCGGTGCACGGGTGCCGACCGGCAAGAAGGGCGCAACGTACAAACGCCAGTCGCAGAGCGGGCTGATTGTGGACCAGATGCTCTGGCCGCTGCTGACCGGCGACGGCAACCAGGTGCCGTGGGCGAAACTCTCGCCGCTGACGGCGGAGAAGGACTACGCCGTCCACGAAACGACCGCCGCCTCGCTGGGGTTTGAATTGTTTGCGAAGGCGGCGAAGGTCGGGATGTCCAAGCATGTGCGGGTGCGTCCTCGGTTCAATGCGTGGAGCGTCAGCGGCAGCATCACCGTGGTGGATGAGACGATCACGGGGGAGATTCTTGCGCTGATTCTGGAGATGGCGGGGACGTATTGTGGACTGGGCGATTGGCGTCCCAGTAGCCCCGGTAAACCGGGGCCGTGGGGACGGTTTCGCGCCACGGTGCAGGTGCAGCGATGACGAAGTCCCCTCTGTTTGCGGCGGGGATTCCCACGGACGCGGATGTCCATCGGCTCTTCGCTGTCTTTGGGGTACCCGCCGAAGGGGTCAAGATGACGTATGCCGAGGTGTCGGAGGTGATCCATGTGGCCCCTGCGGCCTCACGGTTCCGCACGGTCACGCAGGCGTGGCGGAACCGCCTCGTCCGGGAACACAATATCTACCTCCGGGCGGGGGAGGGCGCGTATGTCGCCCTCGCGCCCGGCGAACGGGTAGACCTGAGTGCGACGAAACTGCGGATGGGGGTGCGGAGTTTCCGACGCGCCCATGCGGTCGCGACCAGTACGGACTGGACGCGTCTGTCGGCAGAAGAGCGGCAACAAGCGGAGCATATCCAGCGGGTGGCGACGACGGTCATCCAGTCAGCCCGGCTGCAAGCGCGGACGACTAAGCCGGTGTTGCCCGCGGCGATTGGCTAACAAGGAACGGGGCCTGGCACGGCGTGTCCAGGCGTGGCCGGGCATGGCGTGGCACGGCTGGGTGAGGCAAGGAACGGGGCCAGGCACGGCTAGGCACGGCGCGGCGAGGCTTGGCTAGGCGAGGAACGCGGCTCGGCAGGGCAGGGCAGGGCAGGGCGTGGCTTGGCCCGGCAAGGCTGGGCGAGGAACCGGGCGGGGCGGGGCGGGGCGTGGCTTGGCTAGGCGAGGCTAGGCGGGGCAAGGAACACGGCTCGGCAGGGCGGGGCGTGGCCCGGCGTGGCAAGGAACGTGGGTAGGCCCGGCGCGGCTGGGCCAGGCTGGGCAGGGCAGGGCACGGCGAGGAACGCGGTCCGGCAGGGCGGGGCGTGGCTTGGCTAGGCAGGGCACGGCGAGGAACAGGGCCGGGCTCGGCAAGGCATGGCTGGGCGTGGCAGGGCGAGGCACGGCGAGGAACAGGGTTGAAATCAAAGACGGCGCGAAGGTCAAGAGCAAGCAGCAGCTGACTGAGGACGAAGTGCAGTTCCACGCGCTGATGGCGGCGGCGGGGGTGACCGTGCAGGTGGTGACCAGCGTCGAGGAGGCGCTGGCGCTGTGAGTGTTTACTTTGACAGGACAGGAGCCGAAATGAAAAAGATTGTGAACGTGACGGAAGTGACCGGCGAAGGACTTGATAAACTTCTCGGTGAGGTGATCACATTGTTCTGCATGAACTACATCTACACCGGCACACTGGCGGGCGTGAACGGCGAGTGCGTGCTGCTAGAGAATCCGTCCATCGTGTATGAGACTGGCCCCTTCTCAGACACGGCGTGGCAGGACGCGCAGCGGCTCCCGAAAGATCTGTATGTGATGAAAGCGTCAATCGAGGCGTTCGGGATCGTGAAGTAGCCGTCAATGCAAGCGCTGGCGCATAAATATCGGTCGCGGGCGCGGTTGTGGTCGCGGTCGTGGTCGGGGTCGCGGTCGGCGTCGTGGTCGCGGTCGGGGTCGCGGTCGCGGTCGTGGTCGGGGTCGGGGTCGCGGTCGCGGTCGGGAGCGTTGTGATTCATTCAGCCATCGGCCCATTACTGAGGCATCTCTACGTGTTCGTGGACACCACGTTTACCGGTCGCGAGACTGGTCAACTCTGCCGGTTCGCCCCAGCGGTGTGGTTTGGCCTGACCAGCACACCGGGCCGGATGTGGGGCTGCACCGTGCTGTTGGAGAGCGGCGCGGTCTATCGCTCTCTGCCGCCTCAGGCACTGGCGTTCTCGATGCATCCCGATGACCCGTGGACCGCGCAGGACGCGCAGACCTGGGACTGCTACAGCAGCGACTTCTCGACGGTGGAATACCCGTATCTGTCGGGGCTGCGGTGTCTCGCCAAGACCGGAGCGACCACGTCCGAGGGGCGATACCTATTCTCGATTGGGCCGGTCGGTGACGGGTTCTCCGCCCAGCCGGAACAGGCCAAGGAGTTTCATTTTATCGAGCTGGAGAATGGACGGCTGACCATCCAGCCGACTGACCGGGTGGTCTACGAGGAGAAGAGCTTCACGTCCGGCCCATTGGCCTTCCCGCATGGGCTGCGGGCGCAAACTGAGGTGTATCGCTGTGAGTAACTTGACCCGCGTCGTCAAGCGGTTGATCTGCCCGCGATGCCGACGCCGCACCGACCGCAAATGGATCGACGAGCGCGGCTCGAACGGCTATGGCTGGTGTCGCACCTGCGTCCCCGCCGTCGTGGTTGTGCCCTATGACGCCGCGCAGGCGATCCGGCATCGGGCACGGGCCAAGGCGCAGATTCTTCCATGACATTCCGACGCGGCGGGGCCGGGAAACGTCGAGATGCCATCGAACCGGCCATTGTCGAGGCGCTGAAGGCGCATGGGGTGACGGTCTGGCAGATCAGCGGCAGAGGCCTCCCAGACCTCCTGTGCTGGCATCGCCGTCGCTGGACGCCCCTCGAGGTGAAGACAGGCCCCAAGGCCCGTCTGAGCGCTGTGCAAGCCCTCCAGCAGGCCCCGTGGGCGATCGTGCGGTCGGTGGACGAGGCGCTCCATGCCGTCCTGATGCCGGGGCCGGGGCGGTGACCTCCCCTGTCCTCTTCTCGCGCCGGTCAGACGAGTGGGCCACCCCCGCTGGGCTGTTCGCGGACCTCGATGCCGAGTTCCATTTTGATCTTGATGCCGCCGCCACGCCCAGCAACGCAGCCGTCCCGCGTTATCTCACCAATGCGCTCAACGCCCAGTGGGAACGCTGTGGCACACGCATCTGGTGCAACCCGCCCTATAGCCAGATCCGGTCGTTCCTGCATCGCGCCAGTCGGGCCGCTCGGTGTGGGGCCGTGGTGGTCTGTCTAGTTCCTAGCCGCACCGACACACGCTGGTGGCACGAGTATGTCTGGGATACCGAGCGGCAGCGGCCTCGCGCCGGGGTTAAGGTGCGCTTCCTGAAAGGCCGTCTGAAGTTTGGCGACGGGCACGGCAGTGCGCCCTTCCCGTCCGCCGTCATCATCTTCCGGTCCCGGGCATGACGCCCGACTGCCCCAAGTGCAAAGACATCCAGACCGAGGAGATTGTCACGCATGGCCGACGTGAGTATTTTTGCCCGACCTGTGCGTATAGCTGGCCCGTGCCCGTATTGCGACCAGCCACTCCCGCGCCGCCTGAACCAGCACCGTAAGTTCTGCGGTGCCGCCTGTCGCCAGCGGTATCACGCGCTCGGACGTGTCCCTGCGCCTGCGGCAGTGCCCGTGCGCGGCCTCCTCATGGAGCGAACTCGATGATCGAAGACGCCGAAGTCCGCATTGAATATACGTTCAAGAATGCGCGGCTCTATCACGCGATTTGTGACGCCGCGTATCAAGACAAAGATTATCGCCGGTCCTTTAGCCGGGGGTGCGTGTCGTCGTTCTGCCGCTTCTACAGTCTGCCGCAGGGGCAAATCAATGAGTTATTGAACCTGCGGATTAGTCCCCTCTTAGCGATCCGTCCGACCGGGACATATCGCCCCATCTGCATCACGCTCTCCAACATTCTCGGGATCGACTGCCACGTCCTGTTCCCTCACGCCCTGTATGCCCAGGTGTGGCCGCGTGGCGTGGCGAGGGACGTTCCCCTCGCGATGTTCGTCGGACTTGGAGCCGCTCGTCATCTCACCCTCCCCGAATCCAGCGCCGAGGCCGTGGTGCAACGCGAGATGCGCGAACGACTCGCGGGGGCGCTGGAAACCCTCACGCCGCGAGAGGCGCTCGTGATCACGCAGCGGTTTGGGCTGGACGGCAACGGGGAGCGGACGTTGGAGGAACTCGGGTCGGAACGCGGGTGTTCCCGCGAACGCATCCGCCAGATCGAAGCCAAGGCGCTTCGCAAGCTGCGCCATCCGTCACGAACGCGGAAACTCTGGCCCCTGCTCTGGTCAAAAGCGCCCGACGCGGCGAAAGCGTAACGCGGGGTGCGTCACGACGTGTCTCTGCGCCTGCGGCCCCCCAGCGTGGCGGCGGAGCGGACGTGTCCCCGAGGCCACCCACTACGCAAGGACACGTAGCAGACGCAGGCGCAGAAACCGTTACGGTGTCGGTGCGCCGACGGGACGCTTCCCGCAATAACTCGGGTCGCCCTGACCCGCTGACATCGAGAACGCCGTCGCCGGAGCCACAGGTCCACCCGCCAGATTCTCGCCCGCGGGACACCGGCAATCCGCCAGTCGCACGCCGTTGACGCTCGTTGTCTCGGTGCAGGCGAAGCTGAAGCAGTTGGCGAACGTGGCCCCCAGGTTCAGGCTGGCTCCACACTGCTGTGGCGTGACCTTGGTGTCCGCCAGCACACGGGACCAGTCGTTCATCTGTTGCGGCAGATGCTCCGCGACCGCGAAGAAGCTCCACACTTGCTGCGCGCCGGGAGGCGTGCAACTGCCCGCCATGTTGCCGCCCTGCACGTCCGCAATAGCCGGTCCCGTCTTAATGGGACAGGTGCAGGACATCTCGGGATACTGCGCGGTCCCGCCGCCCTGCACGTTGACCGTGATCAGTTTAGGACTACCGTCTGCGTTGAGAACCGGCGTACAGGTCGAAGACGCACAGAGCGCGTACTCGCCCGTGCAAATCTGCACGCCCGGCGGAACGGGGGACTGCGCCTCGAGCGTGGCCGCGAGACAGAGGCACACACCCAAGGCGAAAACGTATCGCATGGCTACTGTTCTTTCAGACACACGCCACTCGACGTGACGAGTCGCAGCATGATATTCGCCGCAGCGAGAATCTCCGGCGCGTGCGGAATAGTGATCCCGAGCTGTCCGCTCCCCACAGCGACCACGCCCGCGATAATGTTCGTCCAAAACGTCTTGCTAACAAAGAGGCTCTTCTTGTGCTGCATCGGTGTCTCCTGTAAAGGAATCGATCAGAGTGTGCTGCCGTCCGGGTTCCGAGCGCCGTTCCCGTACCCACTCATCCCCAGTGTGGCCCCGACATCCGAGGTCGTGCAGGTGAGGATATACCCGGTCCTGTCGCCAATCTCTTCTGAACACTGGCCGTCGAACTGGAGCTGCGCCGTGCTCTCAAACGTATCCAGCTTGAAATTGCTGCCGCTCCGCAGCGAGTGCCCCATTCTGCCGTCATAGAACGGGTTCAGCGTGTCTTTCATTTTGTCTTGATAGAGCTGCGGATCGTCAATCGCCGTCTGCCCGTTGCCCTGATGATGTCCGCCGGTCAGGTAGTAGTTCATGCACTGCCACCACGTAAAGCGGTCGTACACGTTGATCGTCTGGTACGGGTCCGACCACACTTCCCCGCCGGTCTTCCACCACGCGAGGGCTTCGTTCACCCAGTGGGTATAGACCGGAATAGACGGCGAGAGCTTCCCGGCGACGTAGGCGATGATCGAGATCGTCGGATTCCCCGGTGCGCCCTGATTCAGTTGATCCATCTGCCAGCTTGGGCAGCAAAGGTCCATCACGCCTGCCCCGAGCATCTGGTCGATGTAGGGGCCGAGAATCGGTGCCCAGTAGGTCGCATCCTGGTTGTTCGCAAAGCCGGGAATCTCGTTGCTAATCAACCACTGGTCGCAGAACAACCCATAGGACTGCGCCTTTCGCGAGAGGTCTAAGAACGACTGCATCGAACTGCCGTAATAGAGCGCGTGCCCGATGGACCGCTGCAAATGCGTATAGCCGCATCGGTAGGCGTAAATGTTCAGGAATTGTTCCTGCCATGCCTGCGGATAGTTATCCAGCAGGCACGCCATCATCAGGTCCGTATCGGCGGAGCCGCCCGGAACAGCAGGCGCGCCGGGCACGCGAATGCCGCAGAAGTTCCCGCGATAGAACGCGAGGTCCGGCTGCGACGGCGGCGCAAACGGCATCACCTTGTCGTAATCGCCAGCGGGCAAGGGCGGCAAGGGCGCACGCGGCGACGGGGGCCACGGCGGTTGAGGCGCAGAGCCGAGCAGCAGCAGCGCGCCGTCGTCGCTAGACGCCACGGTACGCAATCGAATACGGCACACCGGGATTGACGTGCAGCACGTTCACTGATCCGTCCATCGTGAACGTCTCCCACGGCCCCACCGCATCCCGTTCCTGATAACTCCCGTCAGGCTGCACCGACAGATACGTGCCGTTCGGCTTCTGGATCGCCACGCCGCCAATGAGCGGCACCGTTGAGCCGGGCAGAAAATCTGTTGCGCCGAGAAACACGGGCGCGTTCGCATACTGCAACGTCATTCGTTCGCCTCTAGAAGTGCTATGGGTGGATATTCAGAAGAGATCGCCCCTGCGCCAGCCTCGGCACCGCTCGTCACCGGTCGCTGCCTGATGTCGATGGTACAGACGCCTTGCGCGTCAGTCAACGCCGCCGCGATGCGCCGCTGCACCTGCGCCATCGCCGCCTTGCTACTCACGATGTTATCGTGTGTGCCCCGAGACGTCGCGACCAGAATGCAGCCTTCGGTGTCAGCCGTCGTGTTACCGGGATGAATTCGGATTCCGGTGAACAACGGCACGTCAGAGAGCAGCGGGAGCATGTAGCCAAATCTCGTGCTCTTGGTAATCGTCACTGGGTACTGCCCTGCCGGAATGGCCGTGTCTCCGGCGAACTTCACCCCGTCGGGACGCACAGGATCTTCCAGCGTCTGGCACACAAAGCCGTCTGGGAACGTCAACGTACCGAGCGTCCGCGTGGTCGTGCAATCGTCACGCACGAGCACCATCGTCATTTCATAAACCAATAAATCCCGGCGGCAAGCACGGCACTCAGGGCGCTGACCGCAATCGCATTGCTGCGTCCACTACGATCATCCAGCACCGCGAGGCGCTGTTCCGTCTCACGGGTTCGACCGTTCAACAGGTCTAGCCGTTCACTGATGCCCAGGATGGCGACCATAAGCGCCGCGTGTCGTTCGTCGAGCAACTGTTGCTGCGCGTCCATTGTGATATTGAATCAAGAAGAATACAGCACAGACGCCGCGATCATCTCCGCGTAAATCGCATCGGCTCGCACGGCGCTGAGAATGGAAATAGAGACGCAATAATCCAGGAGCTCCTTGACGTTCGGATCGTTCGTGAGGAACGGATCTGAGGCGGCTTCGTACAGCGCCGTGCCCCACTCAAGCATCGCGTCTGTGGCATGTGGCCCAAGGATCGAAACGTATTCCTGCGGCGTGAGTATTTCAATGAACGTCGTTTTCTTGATCCGCAGCTGCTGGACAACCGGCGGGACGATAGGCGTTGTCCACGTCTCGGTCGCGGGATCATACGTATCGCCAAGCGCCGCCGTGGTGTCAGTGACATCCACAAAACAGTACGTAGCGTCGGGAGGAATAGGACCGGGAGCCTCACCGTTCCATTCGGCATATGCGATGTAATCTGTGATGCGCGTTTGTAGTTGTCGCATTTTAATTAAACTCCAAAGCCGTCCCAGCCAAGGCCACGTTCCCATCGGTGCCATGCCGAGCGCCTGTAACCGTTGTGGTATTCGTCAGCGTCAGGCTTAGACCCCCAGATACGGAAATCGTCTGGGAGGTTGCTGTAACCGTCCACCCCCTTGGGATAATCATCGTATTGGCCACCGCAACCGCCGAAATGGTCACTGTGCCAGAGGCCACTCCAGTCAGGGCTATCTCGAAATCCTGATTGGTCTTGATAAACCCGGCCTTAAACTCAATCACCACGGCTTTCGCCGTGATGCCAGAGAAGGTGGGGTTCGTGTTCACTGTGAATTGGACGTTCGTGGTGCTGGTCAGAGTAACTTTCATCCTCGCCGCATTAGCGTCGTTGTCTGCACTCAACCCAAGAAACAGAACCACCGTATCGGCTACGGTGACAGCATTTATCGTCGTATTCGTCGTGAGTGAAGACCCAGAGGGAGTGACCGAGACATACTGGATAGACTTAATGAGTCCCGGCGACCGACCCCAATTCGAAACAACTGCGTTCACTAACCCTGTCGCTCGTCCACGTCGCATGATTTTCCTCTACGTGATGCGATTGACGTATCCGTTTAACAGGATCACGTTTGCGGTGGCCGCGAAGGCTTTCACGACAAGGCTGTTGGTCAGCAACAGGCCGGGAACGACCAGCGTATAGCCGCCTTCGTTTGGAATTGTAACCTCGATATTTCCATCTGGCGCAGTCGCTTCGCCCCATTCCAGCGTGAGCTTCACCGTAGAGGTACTTGAATTGACGGCATAGATCCAAATTTCATCAAGCGAGGTCGCGCTGGCGGTATGGATGGTCGTGCCCGCCGTGGCGGTGGCAGCGACCTTGATCTGCTTGCCATTGGTCGAACCGCTTAATACAACTTTTGCAAAGGTAGTCGCCATAATTTAAACCGCCTAACTAAACACCTGATTGGCCAAAATATTATCCTGATCAACCACCTCGGTTCCGCCCACCGCCCACGTCGGCACAGCCGACGACCCGGCGCTGGTCAACACATACCCCGACGTGCCAGGGGTGACGGTCTGCGTTGCCGCCGTGCTGGTGGTGCCGCCCACAATCACGCCATACGCGGTGTGCGAGGCCACGCCCGAGCCGCCCTGTGCCACCACCAAGGGGGTGTTCAGTCCACCGGTCAGCGTGGTGGTCCCCGTGATCGCCAGGGTCGAAGAGACGGTCGCTGTGCCCGTCACCGTCAGTGCCCCCGTGGACACAGTCGAGGACAGGGTGGTGGCCCCCGTGACGCCCAACGTGCCGCCAATCGTGGCATTGCGCGACGCGAACACGTCCCGAGGCCGTGACGCGCCCGACTTGCCGATGTCGTAGGTGGCGTCGGTGAACAGTAAGTCTTGGGTGATCGGATTGGGGAGCTGTGCCACCACTGCCGATGTCGCGGCCAGCAACAGCGTGGAAGTGGTCGTTGCCACCCCCACCGTGCGCGAGAACGCCGGAGCGACCGTCGTGATCGCCCCTGCCGTGGCCGACACGTAGTACGTGCTGCCGGTCACCACCGCTGAGGCCGACGACACCACGCCCGCCAACCGAATCGTGCCCGCCGTGTTGATCGCGATCGCACTCACCGCCACACCGATTGACTGACACGTCGTGCTGCTCACCGCAAAGTCGGCATCGGTCAGATACCAGAGTCCCGCCGTCAACGGCGTGGCTTCTGCGCCCGACGACAGATAACACACCTGTCCCGCCGTCACCGCAACGCCGACCGTGCCCTGAATGTCGAGGTTCACCGCCGAGCCAGGGACCGACAGGATGTCATCCTGCGTTCGAATGGTGGCCCCTGCCGCCGTCTTGAACACAAACTTCATGTTCGCGCCAGCGGTCAGGTAGGCGACGTAGCGCCCCCCTGCGTCGGCCACGATGGGGTTCGCATTCGCGACCGACAAGTCCGCGGTCGTGTAGGTGGCCGCGGCGGTCGAGGTGCCTCCGGTATACGTGTAAATCAGCGCCCCAGAGACGGCCACACCGTCGGCGTCGAGGACGGTCTGGTAGGGGGTTGGAGTGAGTGTGCCTGCCATTTAGGTTGTCCTTCTTACCACGTTGCCGTGGGAATCTTTGGCTTGCTGACCGGCATCGGGCTTTTGACGTTGCCCACACCTTGCCATGCGCTGCTTGATGCGCCTGTAATACGCTTCATCACAGCGGTAATCGCGTCAGGCGTTCGAGGGATACGGAACGCTCCATCGCCTGGAATGGTCAGCAATATCGTCTCAGTATACGGGCTTGGCACATTGACACGCCGTCCTTTTTTGTCAATACCTGACGTGTCCCATTTCTCTAAAGATTTCTTTGCCGGTTCCATCTCTTCCATCAACGCGGCCAATACCCGTCGTTTGATTTCCATCGCTTTAGTAACGCCATCCACATCAATCACCCGAGAGACTTCCGACTGTATTTCCTTCGCGGCCTCTGCTGGTGTATCCGTGGCTTGTGCCGTCTTTGACACCGTGGCGTTTGCTGGAGGGGCCTTTTCAACAGTAGGCTTCGCTGTTCGCAGTTTCCGCGCAGATCGTTCCTGTTTCGCCACGTTCGTCTCTCCGTTGCTTACACGAACAGGAGGGACTACTGGCGCGTTACTTTGAAGGATTTCACCTTCCAACACGTTGGCTGGAGGAGACACACGATTCGGCACAGGTGTCACAATCACGTCAGGGTCAAGCACTGGCGGTATTGTCCGCACCCGTGGCTCACCACGCGAAGGTTGTCCACCTATAGGAGCAGAACCTGTGAATGGCACCTGTTCTGGCGGCATTACACCACCGGGTGATATAATGCCTCCAAATCCACCCGGCTGATTGGCTCCACCTGCGCGTAAGGGAGACTGCGGAATCGAATTAGGATCTCCGGCATTCTGCTTAACACGACCTCTACCTGTCATATAGCTTGTGCTTCCGCGAGGTGGCAGTCGAGGTTGCACTTGTTGAATGACTGGGCCTTCTCCAGCCCTGACAAACGAAGAGTCGCCTGTCGCGTATTGCTCGATGCGCGTAGCACCGGGACCAAGTTCTCCACGTATCGTCGTTGTCGGCAAGTCACCAACTTGAGGAATTTCATCAAGTCGATTCCCAGCGACGTAGTTCAACATGTTGCCTAGCACAGCACGTGCCCGTGGGCTTTCCGCTACCTTCTTGCGAACAAGGCCAGCCACAGCAATGGTCGCCGCAGCCGTTTTGCTGACTGGAGCAGAAGACAACGTAGCAAGACCGGCAAGGTAATCAGCCGTTGACAAACCGCTTGGGCGATTGGCTCCAGACTCCGCAAGATTGCTCAACAGCCCATAGTTGCCGTGTTGGTAGTCAAGCAACGCAGCGATAGACGGCAATGCGTCTTTGAGGTCGCTTCTGACGCTGTTTGATAAATCCACAAGCGCCGACTGTGACGACAGTTGGCCTGGGTCTTTTGAAAATGATGCGTCTGACCGTGCGCCGTCTATGAACTTCTTGATGTCATACACAACCTTCGGGTCAACGCGAACTTTCCCTCTGACCGCATTCGCAAGACGATTCGCAGCGGCTGACCGCGCATCGGCTTTGCTTGACCCACCAAAATATGCAGACAACGAATCCAGTTGCTGCGTCAGATTGCCTGTATCGGACAACGGGATTGTCGAGACATCTGACTTTGATAAACCTTCTTCAATACGTTTACTCGCTTCAACAATGCCAGCAGACGCTTGGTCAAGTTGATCGTTAATCGTGCCCGTATATCCGCGACTTGCCGCCACGGACGCAGGGCTTGACGTTTCAGGACGACCAGCCGCCCTGTCTGCCGTGTTATCAAGAAGTCTGCGCGGGTCATCGACGTACTCTTTCTGCCTAACTCGGACAGGGATACCTTCTCCTGCGCGAGGAGCCGCTTTACGGAACGGCAACTGCGCCACTTTAGGCGCAACGCGGGCCGCTCCGCCGATCAACGCGCCCAGCGTCAAGTCTTGTCCTATGTCTTGAAGGCTTATGCCTTGTCCTTGCACGGCACGGTTTATCGTGTTTTCAATAGCAGCAGTTGGCGCACCGACGGCAGCGCCCTTTACCGCAAGGCCAAGCGCGTTTGCCGCCTTCGCTCGCTCAAACACGTTTGCGCCAATCGGCACAGCCGCTGATGCTAGTTTGCCCGCTACATATCTTTCTGCTTGCGGAGAGACTGCGCGAAGAGCTGCTTTGCCAGCGCCAACCACATACTTCCCAACGGGAATTGCATTTAAGGCTCCAGATGCAACAATGTCCATCGGGTTGAACTCTTGACCTTGATATAACTGGTCAAGATATGCGCCAACTGCGCCGCCAGCTGCACTAAGAACAGGCACGGCAATTGGAGCAAGTGGGCCAGCAAGCGTGCCAGCTAGTCCACCCGCCACCGCTGGCACAATACGTAAGCCCGTTGAGATAGCCGCGTCCGTCCATGAACGTTCAGGCGCTGGCGTGTCTGCCGCGTCAACAACCTTGACCCATGTTGACCCGTTCCATTCGCCAGTGACACCACTTGCGTTTGTATGCCGTGCGCCAACGACTGGAGCAACCTTACTTGTCGCCAAAATTGACTCCAAGGTCTTCGCCGGGATTAACAACTTCCTCAGTGGGCAACGCTGACATGCTACGGACCAGTCTCCATTTCATTGTTGCGCTGTCTCTTGTGTCTGAGTACGCATCTGGCACCAGCGGCAACCAAATGCGAATGACATCGGCGTCGCTTGGACGTGAACCTTGTTGCCCAACAGCTAGATTGCCAGCAATCGCAAGACGCGCATCTTGATACGTTTTAAATGCAGGGTCGTTACCAAACACCGCAGCAGAACCGCGTTTGATTGCGTTCGCGCGTTGTTTTACTCCAACTTTGTCAATGATTGACAAAGACAAGGCCTGGACCTCATCAACAGTCCTAGCCAAATTGCCCCTGCCAACTTGCTTGTTTCTCATGTCAGCCGTATCTGGACGCGTGGCTCCGCTTGAACGAATTTCGTCAGGCGTCATGTATCGCTCTTGCTCATCAGCGTCCTTTGCCCAAGACATGCCTTGCTTCTTAGACGAGTTCAACGCGATGTTCCACGAGTTTTGCAATGAAGCGTTGCTGCGAGAGTTCCTACCTTTTTCAAGCTTGTCAGCAGCATCAATCTCCGACTGCACGTATCGCACAGGGTCGTTGTTGACTGCCGCCAATCTCACTTCAACTTCGGTTGGTGCCCTCTTCGGAGACGAAGCGCCTTGAGCTACAACTTCGTTTGTATCGGCATCTACAAGCTTTTGGTCAACGCCAACACTTACAAGCCTGGGCGTTACGTCGCCAACAGCTTGAACCAGCTTCTTATACGCAAGCAATTGCTGGTCTTGTGGCAGTTGCTTGATAGCACCAATCTGCTGCTTGACCATCTCCAACTGTTGCGTTGGGAACACGCCGTTGTTGCTGTATTTCTCAACCAGTTGATCGACCGCTGATGGAATCTGAGAGTCCGCAAACTTCAAGATACGCGCGGCATCGTTTCTTGCCACCGCGAGTGCGGATGCCTGGTGTTTTTCCATGTCCTCGTTTGAGGCCCGCATCAACGCCAATGATGGTTGTGCTTCCGCACTCAGACCAGCCGCCGCCATCTGTTTGGCATACGCATCAATGTCCCACAAGTCCAGCCCGTTGACACCACCAACGCTCATGCGTTTTGAAGTGTTGGTGACGTTCGTTATCTCAGGAACAGACATCGTCGGCGTCAAACGAGGCGCTCGCGCTGCGTTGCCTGACATCGATACCGAAGGAAACACGTCAGCCAGTCGTTGCGATGCCGGTTGTTGACCAAAGACGTTGGCGTTCCGCAGCATTCCACCAAACGTGTCTGAAGACGTGGCTGTGCCATCAGGCACAAACGTATCAGGGCTAAACGATGGCAACATCCGGTCTGACAAACTCCCAGCTTGACTAGGCGTAACCGTTGTCACATTCGGATTAGCTTGAAACTCGCTAAACTTCACACGCGCCGCATCTTGACGCGCCTGCGCGGCGTCTTCAAGCTTCTGCTGCTGCACCAGCCGCGCTTGCTGTGCCGTCTTAAACGCTTGATCCTTACCGGCTTGAATCTGAGCGGGGATGCCGCTCACAATCTTGCCCACGCTCTCGACGGCCCCGCCATACGCCTGCCCACGCACCTGTGCCGCCTGCGCCTGGGCATTCGCCACGTCAATCAGCGCCTTCGCCTTCGCATCCTCGCCACGACTCAACAGCTCGGCAATGGTGCCGACGTAGGGGTTCCGATACGCCTGAAAGTTAAACGCCATTAGGCCCCCGCCGCGAATTGGATGTCGTTCATCCGGTCGCGCTCGTATTGCCGCTGCTGATTCGTTTTCAGGGTAAACGCTGCGACCGCATCATTGTAGGCTTGCTGCGAACGGTTGTAGGCGTCTGCCTGCTGCTGCTGATACAGATTCGTGTTCACGCCAAATGCGCCAGACCGCCGCGCTTCGGTATCCTGGTTGTAGGCGTTCTGCGCCAACGCATTCGTGGAATATTGCTGATAGGCGTTCTGCGCGTTCGTGTTGTACGCCCCGGCCCGATTCGCTTCGTTCGCGTTGTACGCGCCAAAGGCGTTGCCGTAGTTCGTCTGATACGCGCCAGCGCGATTCGCCTCGTTGGCGTTATACGCATTGAGCGCGTTCCCGTAGTTCGTCTGATACGCCCCGGCCCGATTCGCTTCGTTCGTGTTGTACGTGTTCAGGTTGCGGTTGTAGACGTTCCCGTACTCCTGAGACGCGGCCTGCTGGCCATAGTCTAAGATGCCCTTCATGTTGCCACCCGTGTTGGTGACCCCACGCGCTGCACCCGACCGTTCCAACGCTTTCTGGCCTTCGCTCAAACGGAACTGATAGCCGGGATCTTGCCCCATGTCTGCCGCGGTCGGCGCGGCAAACGGCGTGGCCGCTTGATACTCATCTCGGCCAAACGGCGTGGCCGCCTGATACTCGTTCCGCGCAAACGGCGTGGCCTGCTGATACGGAGCCGGAGCCTGATACTCGGGCGCTTGATAGGCCGCACCGGGCGTATACGTGCCGGGGTTCTGAATCGGGCCTTGCGGCTGCATCAGGTCGCCCAGCGTGCGCGGTGTGGGCGCTTCGCCCGGACGCTGATTCTGTAAGCCTTCCGGACCCAGCCCAAACGTCGCTAATCGCGCCGCTCGATCGGCAGGTGTTTCCTTGGCTGCGGCGGTGGGGCCATCGGCAGACTTCGGCCCTTCCGGCCCTCGCGGGACATTCTTCCATTGCCCGTTTTCGAGGACCAAGTAGCCAGTCTTCAGACCGATGGTGCCATTGCCGGAATAGTAGAACGGCGAACCGTCTGTCCCGGGCGGCAGATTAAATTCTGTAGCCGCCAACGCAATGGCCGCATCGCGATCCCTCGTGCCGCCGGATGCATCCTTGGTGTTGAGCATCCGAACCAAGTAGTCATTGATCGTTTCACCAGCGTTTTTCGCCGTGTCAGGAGTATCAGTGGTTTTACGAGGATCGAGAGCCTTCGGATCGACATCTTCAGAGGTGCCAAAGTCGTACCCCGCAGGAGGGGTTCTTGTACTGGTTTTTTCGTTATTGTGATCGCGCCTCGCCTGCTGAGCACGGGGCGAACTCGGGATGTCATTCGTGATCCTTACCCAATCAGTCTCAGGGACCAAAACGGGAGAATCATCAAAATCACTAGGCTCATACGCTAGACCCTCAAACTCCGCTTGTGTCGGCAGGCGGAAGTAATTCTGCCAATACAGCTTCCGCAATAACGCGATGCGGTTATCGCGAATGACAGCGTTTTCTGTTTCTTCTCCCATTACGTGTACCTCTGCTGTCCGGTCACAGGGTCAAGGCTGTCATCCACCGGCGCATCGCCGTAGTCCATCTCTTTCGGAACGATCAACTGAGCACGACGCAATGCGTCTGGCTCGACAAACGTATCCAGCGACTCTTGCGGCTGTCCGTAGCCCATCAGATCCCGGAGATAGTTCATCTGATTCGTGCGCTGCCCACGCTCTTTGCTGGCCGTGCGCCCCGACGAAAGATACTCGGCCCGTTGGTTATACCCAAGGTCACCGGCCATGTTGTACGCGTTCTGACTGCCAGCCACATCAGCTCCGTACTGCGCCTTTGCCGCCGCGTTGGCCCGCACTTGATCCAGAAACGACTGGCGCTGCGTGAAACCCAGCGACCGCTTCGCCGCCGCATCGGACAGTAACGCTGCTTCTTTCGCAGCCTTTGATTGCACATCGGCGGCATACTTCGACGAACGGGCCTGTTGCTTCGCGGAATAGATCGACCCAATCCCTTGCAGCGCCGAACCCACGCCAAACGTCATCATGTCAGGCATTTAGTCCACTCCAAACTGTACGGCAAAATGGTCGCACTCCAGATGCGTGGCGTGCATCCCGACATGCTCACACAGCCGACGCGCATCATCGTCCATCGCCATCATCCAAACTTCACTCGCCTCAAGGTCTCGTGCCATGCCCTGCATCGCAGCCTGTAACGCACGCGCCACCCGCACACGTCCACGGTCTTCCGGACGAATCCACGCCCCGTCCATGTGCCACTTCCGCAAGAACGCCACACAGCCCACAATCGCCCCGTCGCATTCCACAACAATCACGCGGTCGTCAACGGGGTGCAAGGAGGGCCAGACCGTTTCCAACAGGGTTCCCACCAACCGCGCCCATTCTGTGGCTGGCAGTATCCGTGTAACTAGAGAACCTGCTCGCACAGCACGTCCAAGTGATACTGCATCGTCACCGCCCCCGAGCTGGCGTAGGTCGTCGCATACGTGATCGCCGTCGCCTCGTCCACCCGCACCAGGAACGTCAGACTGCCCACCGTCGCGGTCGTGTTGCCGGTCATCGCGGCGCTGCTCGTCGTACACGCCACCGTCGAGGTCCACCCGAAGGTGACCGTCAACGAGGAACTGGTGGTCGCCGCTCGAGTCACCCGCGCCGCCATCGACAGGCGATACACGCCCGGCTGTACCGAGAGTACGGCAAAGGCCGTCGAGCCAATCGAGGCCGCGTGCGTCGAAACCGTCGCCGTCGCCAATACCTGCGGACTCGCATTCACCAGATCCGCCAGCGAGAGCAGCCAATACCGCATGGCCTGCGTCACCCGCCCCGTGATCCGATTCGCCGTGACCGGTTGCTCCACCACGAAGTCCGGCACTGGCGCAATAATCACCATTCATGCGCCCTGCCCTTGAAAGTTGCGACCTTCGACACTCGCCCCCACAATGCGCCACAGAATCGGATCGGTGACCACAATCTCCGGCACCCACATCTGCTGGGCACTCGCCAGCCGCGTCCAGTAGACCGGCGTGTTGTACGCGCCCTGCGCGCCCGCCGAGGCCGTCTGGCTGTTACTCCACGTCTTGAGGTTGGTACTGGTCCGCAGCTCCACCTGTGGGTCCGCGCCCTGCCCCGACCCCGTGCCCAAACCCGGCTCCATCAGCAACTGGAACCGAGACACGAACATCCGTCGTGCCTGCGGCCCCAGCCACAGCGGCGGTGGCACCCGCAACCGGCGAATGAGGTCGCCGTTGCATTCCGTGGTCGTAGTCGTGTCCATCGTGCAAAGCTGTCCGCTTTCCCGATTCCCAACCAGATGTTTCCCAAAGGCGTAGCAATGGCTCCGTGGCCCCCAAAAGTCATAACTGCCACTGGCGGTATCCCAGACACCACGCTCGTGCCACAGGCCAGTGGAGAGGTCGTAGACCCACGTTGCATTCGCGGAGGGAAACGTCAGGCAATAGAACGTGTGCCCCTGGTCGCTATACACCACCGCTTCAGCATCAGTGATGATGCTCGTCCGGGCATATCCCGCAATGGCCGTCTCCACCGCATACGTGCTGATGCGGGCGGGAACCAGCCCTGTCGCCGCGACCACAATCCCTGCGCCATCCGCGGTCTGTGACAACCACAGCATCTTGTCCGCGGCCAGCTTCACACTGTACGGCGCACAGGTGCCATACCCAAACACGCTGCCGGGAACCGGCTGGAACGGGAACGGCGATGTGCCCGCGTCATACCAGACCTCACCCGTCTGCTCCCCAATCAGCCAAATCTGCCGACTGCCATCGACCACCATCGCCTTCCACGGGTCCGGGGCAATGCTGCGCTGGGCATACTGCGTCAAATCCCACGTCGCGCCATCGTTCAGTTCGCTGATGTAAAACTTCGAGGCGGCACTGTCAAACGCCAAGAAGTAGCCGTCAATCATCCCCACCATCGTGGTGATGCCCGCCAGATTCGCCACCGCGCTCAACGTGTTGGTGCTAATCGTGAGCAGGTAGCCATTCGTGGCCGAGGCAATCAGGAGCTGGCCTCCCGCGTCCCCGTTGCTGGCAATGCCCGCAGGATTGGGATCATTCGACACCGTGCCGCTGGTCACAATCGAGGCGCTGTTGGTGACCAGCACCTGGTAGACGTGTGCCCCCATGACGGCAAAGCACCGACCGGCCATCGCGAACAACGCCCGGCAGTTGATGTCGCTGACCGTCACGTAACTCGCCTGACCCGGACAGGGATACAAGGCGGCGCTATAAGGAGACGCCGACGACTGAATCTGCTCGGGATACCAGTTGACCGTGCGCTCACAGTCCGCCCACGGGCTTTGGGACTCATTGGAGCCGTACACAAAGCCGGGATACTGCATGACTAGCTGTCCGAATAGATGTTGTAGTGCGGTCCCGAACCCCCGAAAATCAATCCTGCCACGCCGCTGGACAAGTCTAGCAGTCGCACATTGGCGCGTTTGATGTCGGCTTTACTTTCCATCGCGGCTTGCTGCAAGTCCGGCGTCAGCGGCGCATCAAAGGCGCTGGCGATTTCTTTCGCCAATCCCGTGCGAAGAAACCGCCGATACCCCGGCGGCAAACTGATCGTGTCGCTAATCGCCGCAAACTCTGCGACCGGCACGGGCGTGTAAATCACCCCTTGCAACGTGGTGTTGGTCGGAATCGGCCACAAATAGATCAGGCCCAATCCTGACGTGAAGGTCGGGTTGTAATACATGGCCTGCGGATACACCGAGGTCAACGCCTTCTGGGCAATGCCCGCATAGGCGTCTTCGGTCAGCAGCGGCCCAAGGTTGTATTCAATCGTCGGAGAAACGCTGGTGTCCTGAAACCCCACGTTGGTCACGCCCATCGGCCCCGTAGGACGCGCACAATTGATGACACCCCCCGACCCAATCGTGTAACTCGCAGCCGTCGAAATCGTCCAGGTTGTCCGAGCCTGACTGTAGACCGTCAGACCCTCTGTCGCTAGACCGTTGATCCAGTCATTCAAACGCGCCAGCGCATACGCGGCATCGTTGGCCGACACCGTCTCGCCGACCTGCAACACGCGCAAGTCTTGCAACGACGCCGTGATCAGTTCGCTAACTGTCATTAGACCTGATACAACGCATTCATCAACGTGGCCGTGGTCGTGGTGCTGTTCACCCGGATGCACTTCAGGGGCAGCAAGGTGCCTGCCGCGACCGTAAATGCCCCGGAACTGCCGTCTTCAAAGATCGCGACCACAATCCCCGCCCCGCCGACAAAGATCGCATCCGACGGGATTGCTTTTGTCGCGGCACTCGCGCTGTAGGTGCTGCCGTCGAAGTTGACGGTGTCGCTCTTGGTAATCAAGACCGACCGATTAAACGTGCCACTGGCTTGTGCCATTTACTGGACCTGTACCTTCCGCGGGCGTCCCGCTTTGCGCTTTTCGGGCAACGCAGGGAGATGTTCGTGCGTGGCGTCATCGGCCAGCTTCGCTTCCGCCTGCGCGACCTCGCCCATGCGCTGGTCCGTGAAATGCCGCATCGCCGCAATGTCCGCCATCGACCGCTGCGCCACTTCGTAGCCCGCAATCGCTAGGTCCGGCGTGTCGTACCAGCCCTGCTTCACTGACTTGTCCAGTTCCTCTTGGTTCTGGACAATCTGCTGACAGGACCGGGCAAACGCTTCACCCACCGCATCCCCGACCGCCGCGAGTGGATCGCCGCACATGATCTTGCCGTTCTCACGCGCACGGGCCTGATAGACCATCTTTGGGAACGGCTCGTAGCCGTTCGCGCCCATCCCGCCGTGGCGTTTCTGGGTGTTCCACTTTGTCATCTCGCGGGAGTATTCGCTGTCGGGATTGTGAATGATCGCCATGTGTCCTCTGAAAAGAGAGGGACGGCACGGTGCCGCCCCTCTTGTGAAAAGCCGAACCTACGCGACAGTGCCCGTG